TATTCAATCATACTCAAAACATTTCAGTCACAGGAAATCAAAATTTTTACACAATAAATGATATTGAATATTGGATTTGGGACGAATTTGAAAATGTTCAAGGAATAAGTCAAAGTGCTAATATTCCTAGCAGTCAGAATAAAGACTATACACAGGTTTACAATATTCCAATTGGCGAAGGTGTACAAAGTGGATTGACTAATCAAGGTGCAGTTTTAGTTTATAAAAGAAATACTGATGGAATATTTGAATACAATTCAGCATACACAGTGCCAGACACTCAAAGTGGTTTGAGATTAGGAAATAGAATACAAATTCGTGATGTGGCAGACACAACTGTGGCATTTATAGGTGCTGAAGGAGACGGAACAAGCAATTTACCAGGTAAAGTTTACTTCATAAAATACAGTGCTACTCAAAATTGGTGGTTAGGCGTAGATGAAAAATACATGGGTATATTTGATGACCAAGCAGATTACATTAAAGATGAATTAGTTGTGTACAATAATCAATTGTACAAAGCCAGCACAAATATAAGTGCAGGTGCATTTCAAACAAGTTTATGGCAATTACAAGACACGCATACAGATGTATTAGGATATGTGCCTAACGATAGTGGAATAGAATTACAAGGTGACTCGACATTAGATCAAAGCAATTTAACACATTTTGCTAAAACATTTGATGTGGACACAAATGGCGTAAATCTAGTTGTAACAAATGAATATGGCAATGATAGACAGAATGTTGTTGTGTACAGAAACACAGATGGGCATTACACTTACAAGCAGACTATTTTACCGTTGGATGATTCTACACCAATTATTAACTTTGGTGCTGATATCAGCATATCTGGAGACGGAGAATTAATTGCTATTGGATCCCCACTGAAAGATTTGACAGAAATTGATATGGGTGTGGTCAATATATACAAAAAAGTAAACAATGATTCTGGACAATATGTATTAAATCAAACATTAGTAAGTCCAAGCATGGAAACTTCCGAACAGTTTGGTTCAACACTATCATTCAGCGGTGATACTTTAGCAGTAACATCATTTAAAGGAGACCAACAAGTGGATGATGGCTCTACAGTGTTTGATACTAGACATGATGTTGGTTCAGTACACATATTTGAAAAATTTGAAAACACTTTATTGTATGCAGAAAAATTTAGTTATGATGAAACATTCACAGAGTTTGGAACAAACTTACTGGTAAACAATAATCACATTTACATTGGGTTACCTAAATTACAATTGGCTGGAAAAGAAAAAGGCACAGTTGTTGATTTTAGAAAATCTCCAGAGCAAAACAACTGGACAAGTTTACATGAAAGTGTTGGAGGAGTATCACAACCAGATTTATCCAAAGTACAAGGAATATTCTTATACAGTAAATCAAAAAACAAATTATTAACTAGATTAGATTTTGTTGATCCAATATCTGGAAAAATTCCTGGACCTGCAGAGGCAGAAATTAGTTACAAAACAAACTATGACCCAGCAGTATACAACAATGATTCAGCAGTAGGCACAGTTGACAAAACAAACCACTGGGATGAAAGTCAAGTTGGTAAATTATGGTGGAATATAAGCAAAGCAAAATACTATTATCCTTACTTGAGCAATATTATTTTTAATAATTCATATTGGAACAAATTATTTGTTGGTGCTAGTATAGACGTACATGAATGGAGTGAGTCTTCATACACACCTACGCAATACAATGCCATAAGCCAATCAGATGATGGCTCTGCACTGGGTATAACAGGGACAGTAGAGAATACAACCAACTTTGTTACTAAAAGAATTTACGATAAAGTTGCAGGCAAGTTTAATAATAGATATTATTACTGGGTGAAAAGCAAAACAACTACTCCAGAAATAGAAAATAGATTATTGAGTGCAAATGCAGTTGAAAAATTAATCAAAGATCCTCGTGGACAAGGATACAAATACGTATCAATATTTGGCGATAACAAATTTGCTATTGTAAACTGTGATTCTTTCATTCAAGCAGATGACACTGTGATTAATTTTAGAATTAACAATGTAGACTCTACAAATAATGTTCACAAAGAATATGCTATATTAACAGAAGGCAGTGCTTCAAGCACTTTACCTAAAGATATTGAAACTGTGTGGTTTAACAGTTTAATTGGATACGATGCACAGTCTAATCAAATCCCTGATCCAAATTTAAGTGACAAATTAAAATATGGAACACTACAAAATCCAAGACAGAGTTGGTTCGCAGACAAACAAGAAGCACTAAAACAAGCGATTGAAAGAGTAAACACTTCATTGAAAACAAATTTAATTGTTGATGAAGTTGACCTAAGCAATCTAATACAATCTGATCCTGCTCCAGTTATAAATTCAGGTCTATTTGATACTACAATTGATACAGAACAGGATTTAGATTTTGTAGGCGTAGGTTCTGTTAAGCCTGCATCTTTAAACATCACAGTTACAGATGGAAAAATTTCAAATGTGGTTGTTACAGATGCTGGTAAAGGATATAAATCTATTCCAACTGTAAAAATTAAGAGTCTTACAGGTGAAGGAGCATTAATTGGTCTAACAATTGATACAAATGGATCAATAAACAGTGCTAAAGTATTAAAATCTGGAAACAATTACAAAGAGAATGCTACTATTGAAGTACGTCCATTCAGTGTGTTAGTAAACAATGACAGCACAGTAGATGGCAAATGGGCAATATATGGATATGTAACAGGTGATGGTTGGCAAAAAACTAAAATACAATCATTCAATGTGAACTTGTATTGGAATTATGCTGATTGGTATGCTACAGATTATAATTCATTCACAGCAATAGACCATGTGATATCTCAAAGTTATCTAATTAACTCTTTAGAAGACAGCATAGGACAAATTGTTAAAATTGAAAACATTGGTGCAGGTGGATGGTTACTACTTAAGAAAATCGATGACCAAGCAGATGTTGATTACACTATAAATTATCAAACTATTGGTAGACAAAATGGAACAATACAGTTTTCAGACAAACTTTATGTGTACAGCGGCAATGTTGGCTTTGATTCCAACAGTTTTGATATTCAATTGTATGATAGACAGCCTATACAAGAAACAAGAGTTGTATTAGAAACAATCAGAGACAAGATATTTGTTGAAGAACTAGCAATAGAATACAATAAACTGTATTTCTCTAGTATTCAATATGCTTTATCTGAAAATAAACTTAATGACTTTGTGTTCAAAACAAGTTTTGTTAAGGCACAACACAATGTTGGTCAATTAGAACAAAAAATTACATTTAAAAATGATAATCTATCCAACTATGAAGATTATGTTCAAGAAATTAAACCATACAAATCTAAAATTAGAGAGTATGTGAGTTCATATGAAAAATTAGAACCAACAAATTCTGTAATAACTGATTTTGACTATCCACCAAGATATATCAATGGAATTATAACACCATCAAAAGTTACAATTAACAATGATCAACTTGTAGGTGCTGACGGCATTACAACTTATCCTGATAAAAATTGGAAAGATAATGTTGGATTCAAAATTACTAGTATTAATATAGCAGATGGCGGAACAGCATACACAAATCCACCTGCTGTTGAAATAACAGGCGGTGGCGGTTCAGGTGCTAAAGCAACAGCATACATTAAAAATGGAATTGTGTATAGAATTAATGTAACAGCAGGCGGTTCAGGTTACATATCATCACCAACAATTACATTAAGTGGTTCTACAACTGGTGTACAAGCAAAAGCAAGTGCAGTGTTAGGCGAGAGTTTAACAAAAACAAGTCATATAGGAATTAAATTTGACAGAAATACTGGTGATTCTTTTATTACAAACCTTAATAGAACAGAAACATTTACAGGCAATAACAGTCAAATTAAATTTAAATTAAAATGGCCTATGGATGTAAGAACAAACACAATCAGTATACTTGTGGCAGGTAAAACACAATTGAAAAGTACATTTACATATGGCAATGAAACAGATACTACAAAAACTTACACAAGACAAACAGGTTTCATTCAATTTAATTTACCGCCAGCAAATTTATCTAGTGTTTCTATCAGTTACAAAATAAGTGAAGATGTGTTAAACACTGCTGATAGGTTTGAATTATATCAACCAACTGCTGGAATGCCAGGCAAGGAACTTGCTCAAGTAATTGACGGAATAGATTATGGTGGTGTTGAAGTACGAAGTATTGGACTTGAAGATACTGTAGGTTGGGGTAATGAACCTTATATGCAAGGTGAATGGGATACTTACGATGAAAGTTACGAAGACCAAGAATTTTATTTAGATGGCAGTACTCTTACACTAAATCTTTCTAAACCATTAGAACAAGGTGTTGAATATCATGTGTATCACAGAATGTACAAAGGTAATAATGTATGGCTACCATTTAAAAGAATGGACGATCCAAACTTTGGAACAGGAAATCCGGTTACAAATACAAATGCTGTAATGAAATCATTACAAGGTGATGGAAGTACAACAACGGTAGATGTCAGTGCCATAGAAACAGGAAACGAAGATGAAATTATTATAAGAAAATCTACAAGTGATGGAGCATTTTTACCAGATCCAAATGCAGTTGACACATTGGTAAAAGGCGGAGATTTAGCATACTCTACAGCACAAGGTATAAATGCTGAAGACATAAACATAGACGGTGATGGATTTGTTACAGAAACATCTGCTAAAGGTCCAGAAGAATTTGTACCAGGACAAGTTTTAGACACACTAGACATTCAAGTTTATGACAGAGGACAAAATACAGGAAGTAAAATTAACAGTTACAATTATTTAGGTGACGGAGCAACCACACAGTTTAGTTTTGTTGATGCACCACAAAGTAATACTGCTATATTCTTAAGTGTCAACAATATATTGTACAATTCAAATCAATACACAGTTGATTATCAAGATAAATTTATTGAAATTACACCAGCACCAACAACTGGAGCAAAAATTAATTTTATAACAATGGGTAACAACGGTGAAGCAATACTTGATACTGATACATTTAAAGGTGATGGTAGCACAGTTGAATTTGTAACCAGAGCCAAATTTACACAAGGCAATATTCAAACTTTTGTGCGTGTAGATGGTGAAGAATCAGCATACACTGTGATAGAAACTGATTCATCTTATGCTGTTTCTAATAGAGTAGCAATAAGATTTAACACTGCTCCAACATCAAACAGTTTCATAAACATTGTGGTGTATGAAAGTGCTTCACAATCGTTCAGCGAAGTTACACAAGACATATTCACAGGTGATGGAAGCACAACAACTTATCAAATGAACCAAACTCCGTTCAGTCAAAAACCATTTACTAACAACGTAATTGTAAAAGTTGGTAATGATGTATTAAGAAGTGGATTCCATAGAAAATTCACAGTCAGCACATTAAGAGAATATGAATTTAAAAATTGGCAAGTACTTCCAGGAGTAGTTAATGCTTCTGATGTTAGAGCATTCTTAAACAAAACAGAATTAACTTCAGCAGAATACAGATGGAATCCAGGAACTTCAAGTGTTACACTTACTTCAGGTGTAGGAGAGGTTGGTGATATATTAGATGTGTACATTGAAAATGGAGAATACAGTGTGAGTGATACAGGATTGATTACTTTTACTTCTGCTCCAGCACAATCAAGCACAATTACTGCTTACCAGTTCAGTAAACATGACGTACAAGACATAGATAGAACACAATATGATGTTGTGGCAAAATTAACTGTTACTGTGAACACAGATGATTATTTCCAATACAATCAATTGACAAACGGTGTTGTTAAATTAAACCGTCCGGCAGTTGATGCTCAATATGTTTGGGTATGTTTGAATGGTGAGTGGTTAGCACCTAGCATAGACTACACAGTTTCTAATAATCAAATGTTCTTAAAAATAAGTAGAACATTATCTCAGAACGATGAAATAGATGTGATACACTTTACAGCACCTTCATTCATAGGAAAATTTGCGTACAGACAATTTAAAGATTTGCTGAACAGAACACACTTCAAACGTTTAGGTGATGATAGACAATACACTTTAGCAGAAAGTTTGAGTTGGAATGACAAAGAAATTACACTGGTTGATGCTACAGGCATCACAGAACCTAGTGTTGCTTCACAACTTCCAGGTATTGTGTTCATTGATTCTGAAAGAATTGAATACTACAAAAAAGATGGCAACAAACTCCAACAATTAAGACGTGGAACATTTGGTACTGGTATAGCAGAAATACATCATGCCAACACAGATGTTCACGATCAGAGTGCTTTCCAAAATGTACCTTACAAAGATACTTTCATATCTGAAACATATACAGGTGCTGATGTGGTAAACAATACATTAAACATTGGCTTTACACCTAAAACAGCAAATGAATTTGAATTGTTCGTAGGTGGCAAGAGATTGAGAAAAAATAGTATTAGTGTGTATGATCCTGCACTAGGACAAGACAGTCCTGAAGCAGATAGCACTGTGTCTGCTGAATTCAGTGTTACAGGCACAACTGCGGTGATAACATTTACTAACACACCAGCCGAAAATGCCCAAATTTTGCTGGTTAGAAAACAAGGTAAAATATGGCAAACAGGAACAGATCCACTGAGTCAGACAGAAAATGACATCGCAAGATTCATACGTCAAAAAGAAGTGGCTGTGCCGCAATAAATACAATGGTAGAACGGAGCAAAAATGAGCAAAATTAAAGAGAATAGTGGTGTATTAATACAAGGACATATTAAAATCCACGATCCAGAATCAGACAAGGTTTTTGTTGATAAACGCAACGCAATTCATTATGAAAACATGAGTGTTGCTTTAGCAGAAAGTGTTGCCAATCAAGGTCAAGGCTTTATAAATTCAATGTCTTTTGGTAATGGTGGAACAAGTGTTGATCCAACAGGAATCATCACATACCTGACTCCAAACAGTACAGGTACAAATGCTACACTTTACAATCAAACTTACACAAAAATTGTTGATGATAGATCAGTTTCAAACCTAGATCCACAAAGAAACAAAATAGAAACAAGACACGTTAACGGAACAAATTACACAGATGTTGTTGTAACTTGTCTTTTAGATTATGGTGAACCAAATGGACAGGACGCAGTTGATGGCGCAAGTGCATCAGACAGTCTTTATGTATTTGATGAATTAGGATTAGTAAGTTATTCACCATCAGGCACAGGTAAATTGTTAACACACGTAATTTTCCATCCTGTACAAAAAAGTTTAAACAGATTAATACAGATTGATTACACAGTCAGAGTTCAAAGTTTGACAGGTTTTAACGAAGGGTAATAAATGGCATACACAATAAGTTTTACGGATGCTGTAAACAAAGGCACTATCACGATAGAAGACAACACTGTTAATAATCAAACCAGTGTTAATTTTCCAGGCAAGAACACAACGTCATATGGAACAGTAATATCAGAAAACTTTTTACAATTATTAGAAAATTTTGCTAACAGTTCGGCACCATTAAGACCTATTGAAGGTCAACTTTGGTTTGATACTTCTGCTGGAGTTAATCAACTTAAAGTTTATGATGGAGCAAATTGGGTAGCATCAGGTGGATTGAAAAAAGCAATCAACCAACCAAGTGCATCAGAAAGTATTTCAGGTGATTTATGGGTGGACACAAATGCTCAACAACTATATTTGTTCACAGGTTCTGGTTGGGTACTAATTGGTCCACAATACAGTCAAGGTTTAAAAACTGGAGCAACTCCAGAAACTGTGATAGGCACAGACGATCTATCGTACAGCATTGTTAAATTAGAAGTTGAAGCACAGACAGTTGCTATTATTTCAAAAAATTCATTCACACCTAAAATTACTATTCCAGGATTTTCAGCAATAAATCCAGGAGTAAATTTAAGTTCAACAAATTTTGGTGCAGATGTAAACAAATTATATGGAACATCTGAAAAAGCAGAATCATTAGTTGTTGGTAACACAACAGTTGCCGCAGGAAACTTTTTAAGATCAGACACAACTTCATTAACAGATTTTCCAATCAAAGTTAAAACAGATGATGGTATAGAAGTAGGTGCCGCTGGAACATTTAAAATGTTTGTGGAAAACCAAGCAGGTATAATTCAATTAGGCACACAAGATGAAGAAATTGATTTTAGATTAAACAGTGGTGGTTCAGTATCAACTGTGATGAGAATTAGTTCACAACAACAAGTTGGTATTAACACAACAAATCCTAATCAAGCATTAGATGTTGTAGGAAATATTGTATCATCTGGATCAATAACAGCAAACAGCACAGCACCTTCAACTAATATTGGCACAGGTGCTTTAGTATCTAAAGGTGGATTAGGTGTTGCTCAAGATGTTAATGTTGGCGGAGCAGGAACGTTTGCTGGAAACATTACAGCACAATCAATTTTACCAACAACAGATATAACTTTTGACATTGGTTCTAACACAAAAAGATACAACACAATATACGCCAGCAATTTAAACGCAGGAACTATTATAGGAAACGTTACAGGTACTGCTAGTAGTACTGATGAAGCAAACAAATTATCTTCTGCTTCTACATTTAGAATGACTGGTGACGTTACAGCAACTGATGTATCCTTTCAAGGAGACGAAGGAACTGCAAGAACATTTAACACAACAATAAGTAATTCGTTTATTGGCAATCAAACACTTACAACAACAAGTCAAGTAAGTGATGAAATTATTTTAAACAGAACAACAGGCACTACTGGTATATTTAAAACAACTGTTGGTACAATCACAAGTGCTATACCAACTCCACCAGTTGCGTCTATCATGGCTTTTGCTGGAGCAACTGCTCCAACAGATTGGTTATTCTGTGATGGTGCTGAAGTACAGAGATCAGTTTACAATCAATTGTTTCAAGCAATAGGAACACAATACGGAACACCAAGTACTTCTTCAGTGTTCAAATTACCAGACTTACGAGGTAGATTTGCACTAGGTAAAGACAATATGTCTAACCCAGGTTTAGGACAAGGTTCAGCAGACAGAGTAACTTCTCCAGTAGCAGATGGCTTAGGCTTAGGCGCTGGTGATGAGAAGAAAACAATGGCAAAAGAAAATTTACCAGATCACGAACACGATTTAAGAGCAAACAATGGAGATCAATTCTTTGCTTCAAGAAATATAGCAGGTGCTTCTACAGATCCAGAAGTAACTACAACAAGTGGTCCAGATTTATCTAACAGTGCTGGTGCTCAACAGTTACCTAACTCAGGTGGCATTGATGGCACAATTGGACAACCAATGGATGTAATGAATCCATACTTAACATTGAATCACATAATTTATACTGGAGGAGCATAATGAGTTATAGATTGAATAAAACTGATGGCAGTTTACTTGTAGATCTAGTTGATGGTCAATTAGACACAACTTCCAGTGACTTAACATTAATAGGTAGAAATTATTCTGGCTTTGGTGAAGTATTGAATGAAAACTTTATTCAGTTATTAGAAAATTTTGCCAACGCATCTGCTCCTATAAATCCAATCAGAGGACAACTTTGGTTTGACACAGCAGAGAATAGATTAAAAGTTTACAACGGTTCAGCATTTACTTCATCCGGCGGAACAACAGTTGCTGAAAATCAACCAAACATGGTTGCTGGCGATCTTTGGATTGACAGTACAAAAAGTCAATTATATTTCTTTGATGGTGTAAGATTACAATTAGTTGGTCCAGCATATTCAACAGCACAAGGAACATCAGGTCATCAAGTAGCCAGTGTGTTAGACACACAAAATATCACACAAACAGTTATAAAAATGTTTGTGGGTGGCAATCTTGTTGGTGTTCATTCAAATGCAACATTTACTCCAGTTACAACTGCTAGAATTCAAGAATTAGTTACAACTGCTAATCCAACTGGAACTTTAGTAAAAGGTTTTAACACAGTTGGCACAGATTACAAATATGCGGGAACATCAACTATTGCTGAATCTTTAGTAGACGGCAATGGTGTTGTGAGAACAGCAGACCAATATCTTGTGGCAGACAGTGATGATTTAACAACAGGTGCACTTACAATTCAAAACAATGCAGGATTAACAATTGGATTAAATCAAAATACAAAATTACAATTTAACAATAATGCTTTTCAAATTGCGAATCAATTATCAAATCAAGATGTTGAAATAACAGTAAGAACACCTGCTGAAGTTTCGGCATTCAAAATTGACACTTCTGCATCAGCAGTTGGAATTTACAAAGCATCACCAACAGCAACACTACACGTTGGTGGCAGTGTTATTATTGATGCTGACCTTACTGTCGGCGGAACAACTACATCTGTTGACACACAAAATCTTAGAGTTGAAGATAAAAATATTGAACTTAACTTTACAAGTTCAGGTGCAACGACCAACGATGCAGGAGCAGATGGTGGTGGTATAACTTTAAAATCTACAGACGGTGATAAAACATTTGCTTGGTCAAATGGTACTGACGCTTGGACAAGTTCTGAATATTTAGATTTTGCTGTAGGTAGAGGTATTAAAATTAACACAAACACAGTTTTACTTGAAGACACACTGGGCGGTTCAGTTGTTAATTCATCATTAACATCAGTAGGAACATTGGCAAATCTAAATGTAGATGATATAAACATAAATGGTTCTACTATTACAAGTCAAAATGCTCAGTCATTAAAATTAAGTTCAGACACAGCGGCAATTGAAGTTTTAAGTAACAAAAGAATTACAGGCGTTGGAACACCAATCAATGCTTCAGATGTTGCTACAAAAGAATACGCAGATGGTTCAACAATTATCAGTTTACAATTAGATGTTTCAGGATTTACACAAAACGCAGTAGGAAACAATTATCTAAACACAAGAGAAGTTTTAGAAACACTTTATCCTGTGGCAGGATATGATAGCGGTTCTGCAGAACCACCATTAGGTGTATTTGCTAATAGTGTGATTCCAGCAAGAACTGATGGTGCTCTGGCAAGAGTATTAACAGTTGATTACGGTGCTGGCGGAGGTTTCACAATACCAACCATTGATTTCTCAGGATTGAAAAACTTTACGCAAGTGGATCAAACAATTACTATTCAATCAAGAACAATAGCAAGTGTAACATTTGGTGCTCAGGATCCTAATTTAGGTACAACAACAAAAATTACAACAACTGCTTCACATTTCTATGAAGGTGCTCAAGCAGTTGTGATATCAGGAACAACTGTGGTAAACGGTGTGACAGCAAATATAGATGGCAACTACACAATACAGGCGGCAGAATTTCCAGCAGAAACTCCAAACTATGTGAGTTTCACAATTGATTTAGACACATCTGCGGCAGGATGGCAAAGTGCTACGTGTACAGTTGGTACAGTACAAAGAACTCCAACTGTGGGTGCGGCGAATAAACAAGTGGTAGAAGACGTATCAAATGCTTCAAATGTAACAGGAACAATCACATTTGCTCCTACAAGAAAACTATTACAATTTGGTGTAAATGGTGGTGCTTGGACATTTGACAGAGAAATAACACTAACATTAACTTCGTAGGACGATAAATATAAGAAACAAAGGGATCTATGGCATATATTGTTAACAAATTTGATGGAACACTGATAGCAACTGTAGAAGACGGTACTATTGATAATACAACTAATCTACGTTTTATAGGTAAAAACTACGCAGGTTACGGTGAAATCCAAAACGAAAACTTCTTACACCTATTAGAAAATTTTGCTAGTGGTACACAGCCAACTCGTCCATTAGGTGGTCAGATATGGTTTGACACATCTTCAAGCAAATTAAAGTTTTATGATGGCACAAAATTTAGAACAACAGGCGGTGCTGAAGTAGGTACTACTGCTCCAGCAGGTTTAACAACTGGTGACTTTTGGTGGGATTCAGCAAACAGTCAATTGTATGCTTGGGACGGCACAAGTTTTATTCTTGTAGGTCCACAAGGCACAGGTAGTACAGTAACACAATTTGTATCAAGACAAATCAAAGACAGTTTAAATGCCAACCAACAGATCATTGAAGGAAAAGTAAACAATGATACTGTTTTAATTTTCAGTTCAACAGCATTCACAATTGGCACAGCAGATCCAAACAACACAATTACAGGATTTGATGTTGTTAAAAAAGGTATCACATTAGTCAATACACTATCTACAACAAACGGTGTGACAACAACCGATCACAGATATTGGGGAACAGCATCTAACTCAGATAGATTAGGTGGATTTTTAGCATCTGATTACATCAGATCAGGATCAAGTGCTTTTTCAAGCATTGTAAGATTTGGTGATGTAGGTTTTACAGTTGGTGATTCAAATGATTTAAAAGTAGCAATAGAAAATGGATCTGAAGGAATAATTGCCAATGAAATTGGAAACAAAATTACTTTAAAAGTAAATGACACAGGTTCTGTAAATGAGATTGCTTTTGTAAGTCCAGATGGAATTATACCTGGAGCAGGAAATAAAAATTTAGGAATTGTGACAGACAAATGGTATGAAGTACACGCAAACTATTTCAAAGGTGTGGCAGACAGTGCTTCTGGTATTGACTTTGGTGGCACAACTTATTTAGGTGCAACAACAGCCGTGAACAACACAGTGGCATTGAGAGATGGCACAGGAAAAATTACAGCAAATACTTTTGACGGTGTGGCAACATCGGCTTCTTATGCTGACTTGGCTGAGATCTACACAACAGATAAAGAATACGAAGTTGGTACAGTAATGGCAATTGGCGGTGACGCAGAAACAACAGCATTTTTTGATGGTGGTCCATTTGGTGGAAATGTTTTTGGTGTTATATCAGGCAGTCCAGGATTTTTAATGAATAAAGATGCTGAAGGACAAGCGATTGCTTTTGTTGGACGTGTGCCAGTTAAAGTTAAAGGCGCAGTTGAAAAAGGCGAAAAAGTTTATGCGATGGATTATGGTATCGCAACTACTACCAAAAAAGGTGAATTGGTAGGTTTTGCTTTAGAATCAAATGCAGATGAATCCACAAAATTAGTAGAGGTAGCACTAAGGTTAATAAATAATTAGTAGGAATAGAATACAATGGCTTTAGTAACCGCAAACAGATTTAATACTTTAAGACAGCAAATAGATAATGTGTTAGGAAATGGTTCAGGTGATACTGGATATGGACAAACACTTATCACACAATCAGTCCAAGTGGGTGATTTGATCAATGCTGACAACATCAACAACGCTTACGAAGATTTAAGAAAAGCATACAAACATCAAACTGGTGGAAATCCAGCATCTAACTTAATTCAAATTGTTTCTCAAGGAGATTTAATTAAAGAAAATGATGGTGTCAATTACACAGGTTGGGATCAATACGAAGCATTGGCAACAACAGTTGGAACAAATAGATTAACAGTTGATTCAACACAACAATCAGTTGCACTTGCTAGAAGCAATGAAAGAGGTTCATGGAACGGCACAATCACACTCATCAACAATGTTAACTTTGCGTCTGCAGATGCTAGAAGACATTATTTCAACGCAGGTGGTTACATTCAAATTTCATCAAGCACAACAGACAGCAGTTCAAAAGGAAACGACTGGAACAACATCATGGGCGGCAATCTTAAATTCAGTGCTCACGGAACAACACACACAGGAAATGGAACAGTGACAGGATCTGGAATAGGAAACTACGAACTAGATGGAACTTCTCAAAGGCTGTTATCAAACTTCGACGCAGGGGCAGGCACATATTCTGAAAACGACTACTATGTGGATGTACAGCGAACAAGCGACACACAA